TCCATAATCTCAGCACGTTTTTTAGCCCATTCGTACTGAATCTTCTGTTCCTTAGTCATCTGAGACATTAACAAAGCTTCTTCAGACATTGCTTTGAGTTTTTCAAACTCTAGCTCATTGTTATCCATTTCTTCGTTTACTTGTCGTTGACGTGCTGCAGCTTCTTCGGCATCTTTGATTTTGTTTTCAACTTCCCATCGTTCTCTAGCGATACGTAAACCTTCTTTACCGAGATCTTCGTATTCTTTTTCAAGTTCGATAAGACGTTGCTTACTTTCGATTTCTTTCTGCTGCCATTCTTCAACTGCTCCAGCTAACTGAAGCTTCATGTACAGTGGCTCAAGTTCGTTAACTTCAAATGTATTGATTTTGGTCTGTCGAGCTTCACGTAGATCATTGATCTCAGTTTCGATTGCAAGAATCTTTTTATCAGCTTCTTCAATCTTTTTCAGATTACCTTCGTAATCCGTCAACATGGAATCTAGTTTTTCTTTATCATCAAGTAGTTTTTTGATGTTGTCTGTTGATGTGATATCAGGTCCAAAGGTATCCGGACTTCCATCTAGCGTTGGATTTTCCAATCTTGATTTAGCTGTTAATGTACGTAAATCGTTTTCCAAACTTACCATATCTTTATGGTAGTTTTTCAATACGTCTTCAAAGCGTACATCACCATTTTCTAATTGCTGTGCAAATCTGTTATTAATGGCTTCGTATTGTTTTTCAAGTTGATCAGCTAATAGTCGTTCTTCAACAGACAATTCACTTTTCAACTGTTTGATGCCGTCTTTAACAGCTTTAACTTCGGCAGTAGGAATCAATGTGCTTGCTAGTGAATTCTTGAATGCAGCATGTTCTTGAATCAGTTTGTCACGTTCATTTTTTGCGTTAGGAATACTATTTTCCTTTTCACGCATTGAACGATCTAGATCCCGTACTGAGAAGTTTTTATCCTGTATCTGTCTCGCATTAGACTGGATATCGATCTGTTGAGAAACAGCATCGTTAAACCGTGTGTATTCTTCTGTAAGTCGGCGTAGTGACGTAGCCTGTGCGTCAAATGCGTCAGACGCACCCCATACTGAGGAAATAAGCTGTCCGCCAAGAATACCCGTAACAGACAAAGCAGCACCTAGCAACGGACCACCCATCAATGACGCAGCTTGTCCGATGTTGTTAGAAGCACCTCTCATAGCCATGCCGACACTGTTGATGTTGTAACCAGTGATGGACATAACCGTAATGAAGTCTTCAGCACCACGAGCAAGTTCACCAACAGCATATCCAAGATTACCAGCACCGTTACGCATAGCCTGCTGTCTTCGTGTAGCTTCAGCAGTAGCTTCATTGTATGCGTCAAGTGTGATAAGTCCGTTAGCTCTGGCTACATCAAGTCTTCTAAGATCCTCAGTGATGATATGAGTTTGGTTACCGTACAGGCGTAGAAGTCTGTTTGCTTCCTGCTGCTCTGGTGAGATTTGACGTTCAAGAGCTAACTGACGTTGTAGTTCGGCGTTCAATTCAGCCTTAGCTCGTGCCAGCACTTCCGTAGACGATCCTGCCTTTGCTGCATCATCTCTGATCTTTGCCAAATTTCTGACGTAGGTTGCCTCTGGTGATTCAAATCGCTGCATTCTAGCTGCAGCTTGTGATTTAAGGGCCAGCCTACTATCAAGTTCTTCTTTGCGTTCTCTTGCTTTAATTTCCTGATCTTCATAATGCTTTCGCATCTGAGCAAGAACAACGTTAGAAGATCTTTCAAATTCAATTTGTTTTAAGTCTGCTGCTTGAATTCTTGCAAGACGTCTTTCACTAGCTTGCTGTTCTGCAGCTTCTGAACGTGCAAGAATGTCTCGTTTGAGAGTTTCCAACTCAATGAGTCTGCTCTTTTCAGATTCAATATTCTCAGCTTGAAATGCTAAACCTGCTTTATTGATTCTGTCATTTTCAACAGCTTCAATTTTCAAATACGAACTGTAGATTGCCTCCAATTCTTTATGGTAGGTATCAGCACCGATAACCTTAGCACTCATAAGATTATCAAGACGTTCCATAGCTTTTGTAGCATCTTCGTTAGCCAATGCTACAGGGTCAGCATGCTTACGTCTGAGTTTTTCTCCTTCAGCACGCATCACAGCCATTTGTTCGGCTTTGATACGGTCTTCCGTAGACTTACGCATCTTCTCATTTTGTTTGATTGTTGCAGCAGTAAAGTTAGACATGAGTTTTTCAGCAGATGAGAATGAGTCCTCATCGCGAACCATGTTCAGCTTTACTGCCCAATCATGAATGGATTCAGCCATTTGTTTTTCCTAAACCTTCAAACATACCGAAGATACTGCTACGTAGTACGTCTGCTGTTTCAATTACGAATGGTTTATGTGAGCATTTTTCCAATGCCCATGATTTAATTTGAATAGGATCAATTGGCGGTTTACCTGTCCTGTGTGCAACGATTTGGGAGGCTACCAAAGAAGAAATATCGTCCGATATTCCCCATTGATGAGCCTCCCAATACGATCGCTGAAAGATGAATTCAGTAGCAGGTAGTTCTTTGATGATCCACGAAGGAACGCCCCAGCGAGTAGATAGAAAACCTATGAACCACTCATCTGACTCCGGGGTTAGTCGTTTTTTAGTTCTTCCTTTTTCTTCTGAGATACCATCAATTCATCATCGATGATTCTAAACCATTCGTTAATAGCACTGAGAGGAATAGAATCAGCTACGTTGTGGAGAAACTCAACAAATTCTTCATCCGGCAGAGCCATTACTTCCTCTGCAGATAATGGTTGTTGATTTTCGAGTTTCTTAAATGCGTTGTAGAAAATCCCTGCTATCGATGTAGAACATTCATCATTCACAACTGTGTGAATACAGGTGAGAACATGAATAGTTTTCCATAGCGAAGCAGGGATGTTTCCTTCAGCATCAGTAATAAGTTTGACCTTCTTTACAGCGTTAGTGTAAGCCCCTGTAGAGGGTTCGCGAAGACAGAACTTATCGTTGATGATGTGAACACGGTACAGAGAGTTGAAAATAGGGAACATGTAGGGGCATCCTTATTATGAACCGGGAGTGATAGTAATATCGCCTGCAATCTTGATTGTCAGATTACAGCGTGAACGAGATTCATCACCATTACCCATAACGTTAGTCATAGGATTGAAGTTAGTAACAAATCCCGGAATAGTGATGATAGGGCCAGTTGTTTCACCAACTGCCTTAGGAAACTTGAACTTGTAATCACCTGTCAGACCAGATTTGAATGCTGCGTACAGACGACCACCAGTTGTAGTAAGAGCATCTGGAGACCAGTCAGCATCAAAGCTGATTGACCCCATATCGATTTCTTTACCAGCCTGAAACGCTGCAACAAGGTTACCGAAGGCATCCAGAGTAGTTTCTGAACAGTCAGAACGTACAGGTTGTCTTGAGAAACCTGTCCAACTGAAGTTACCTGTCAAGCAGATATAAGTGTCGGTAGACGCTGTAGGCGTACCATCACCTGTATCGTCAATCAAAGGCAATTGAACACGTACACGACTTGCATCACGCATTTTGCTATTCCTTTACTGAGAATGAACAATCAAAACTCATTACGGCTGCTGATAGCTCTGGTGTTGATTGTCCGGATTTCTGTATATCATATTCCTGAGTCGAAATATGATGTACAAAGTTAATGTACCCATCGGCTATGGCAAGTCCTCTCAGTGGGGTACGAACACCAGAGACTATCGGATAGAACAGATTCATTATCAGTTTTGAAATACTACTTCGTACAGAGAATCTGCCGGAGTAACATGTCACTGTGAGTTCAAACTGAAGAGTGATGTAGTTGTCAGAGTTGGTAGTTGTCGTAACACCAGAATAACCAAATCCTTCGCTACATTCAAAGAACCCATGATTGTCGGTTTCCCAGACAAAGAATCCTGATTGATTAGGAGCATCCTTGAATGGAGGGGCTTCATCAACAAAGTAACTAGGAACATCAACTGTTTTGAAAAGGGTTGTGAGGCTCTTTCTTAGGTTTGCTGGGATCATTTGTTAGCATTCCTGATCTTACGCTGTATTAGGCGTATTGTACTCTGAGTAAGGGCTATTTGCAAGTGTCTTCTGAAGTCTAATAGTGGTGCCGCATCAATGTAGGCTTTCTGAACAAAGTTATAACCTTCTACGGCTCTACCACTGTGGTGCATGAACCCTCTATCAATGATATGCCAATAGTTGTTTGGTCTGCGTTTTACTATGCCCGTCTCTCTATTAGCTGTGTATGTTGAAGTTGATCTGAGTTGGGATTTGACTTCCTTTGTTTTAACTGTCCATGTCTTTGCTCTTGAGTTCCATTTTCTTGTTGTTTTCTCTGCCTTCAAAGCCATTCCTTTTAGGTTTGATCGGCCAGAGTATCTTCTTTTGATTTTTCCTTTTTGAGCAACTAACTGATTCAGATAGTGAACTTCAACTGCACGTCTCTGAATACCAGCATAGGCGTAGAATATATTTTTGTTTTTCTTACTACGTCCTGCTTTTGATGTGACTGCTCTTACCGTAGCACCTGTTGATTGTAGACTTTTTCTCAGTGAAACACTCGCTCTGAGTTTTAGTTTGTCTCTTGCTGGACGAATGGCATGACGAAGAGACTGAGCAATAGCAAGATTTGCTTCGTTGTTCAGAGAGTCCATAATCTCTCTAACATTTTCGGTGAGCTTAAATTCAAATCTTACAATGCCATGCATACTAAACTGGTGCCCCCGGAAACTTAGAGGCTATGTCCTGTGTGACGTTGTCAATGATACTAATCTGAATCCACTGTTTGTCACCGTAGGGATCTGTTGCAGGACCATTTACAACGTACAACTTCTTTTCACTGGTGATGTAGCAGTAGTGTGCCCCGTTAACATTACTGAGAGAAGTAGTATAACGACCTTGGAGCGTGTGACGTTGCTCGTCAATTGATCTGTCACCCTCTTCAACTTCTGTTGCTGTCTTTGGTTTCTCTTTGGAAAATAGCCCTACAGCTACAAGTGAGAACTCCTGCTCTAACTCGCCGTAAGCATTCGTAACAGGTACTCCATCTTTAGAGACAACACCATACCTGTAGAACTTGCATCGACGTGTAACGTTTGGTCTTTCTTTTCGTTTCATCGTGAGTTGACCTTAGTCCAATCATCGGCTACGTATTTGATTGCTCTACGATCGTTCAGAAGTCCGTGGTCACGATTATGGATGTAGGCAAGAGGCAGACCTACATTACTACCGTCAACAGCTTCTCGGAATGTGTTGAAGTGGTAGCATAGGATTTTCAGAGCACTGACTGTTGAGTATGGAATTTGTGTGTAGCTGCTGTATCCTGCGTAATACATTACAGTGAGGGGATAAGGGTCACATGTGTCAATGTTAGTCAGGAGGGAAGACCAGTCAGCACAGTATAGCCGAATTGGCTCACCTTCATATCGTCGAATAGTTGTCAGTGTGACGTTCTGAGTTGCTCCATCCTTATCGATGTATGAGAGTGTACGTATTGCGTTACCAGACACTGGAGGAACAATAGGACCGAAAGGAAGAAACACCATACCATCGGCTTCGTTAAAAGCTTCGTAGGGAAGGTATAGTGTGACTTTTTTTGGCAGAATGAATCGCCACTGTTCCATTTCACAAGTTGAGATAGCTTGTCTGAGCAGGTCTTCAACATCAAGTGGAATATCAGAAGCGGGGGTATCAGGATCGTAACCTAGATACTGTTTCAATCTATTCATAAAAGCTGTGTCAAACAATGTTGACAAAGCTGATTCTGTAGATCGATCAATTACCATAGGCATAGGAATAGTCCTGATTGAAAAAACCAGTGTCTGACGCCCCTACGAAATCAGACACTGGCGGATTGTGTTGTACCGGAGGAAGTGAACGGTACAACAACAATTAGGAGACAGCAGTAACGTCACTAGGAGTCTGATCAGCGTATTCATGGAGACGTTCAACAACAATCGCTGCCTGAATAGTGTCAGTGTTGGTGCCGTCAATCTTGAATACCAAAGACTTAGCTGTTCCCGGTCCACCGTTGCGATCTTCGAAGTGGGCAATCAACTCTGATGGAATTTCCAGAGTGTAATCACCTGCAGCAGAAGCAACGATAGGACATGTCATAGTAGCAATGACAGTGTCAGTACCGCCAGTACCTGTAGTACCGATGGAAGCTGTCAGTACGGCAGCACCTGTGAGAGTAGCACCGTTGATGACAAGGGTTGCACGTCGAATCTGACCGAATGTGATCAGGTTCAGACGTTTGAGGGTATCAGGACCAGCAGTAAGTGTCACATCACCCAGAGGTTCGATGTGAAGGATACTGCCAAGGTGGTTGTATCTGAGAGCCATATCTGTATTCCTTATGGAAGAGTTTGAGAAGAAATGGCCAGTTTATTTAAGAGAACTGGCAAACTCTACTCTACTTCGGGGGGAGAGTGTTAATTGACATTACCAGACTGATTAGCCTGATACGTCAGTGTTGGTCAGCATCACGAATGGACTTCGTGTCGTTACACCACGTTTCGGCGTGAGAACAGTTTTCCACCATGGTCGAGCGTCGTCACTCGTTACAAACTGGAATACTTCTTCACGCTCACTGAAGCGAACATGAACAGATCGGTTGAACTCAGTGTAAAGCTGACCGTACAGAACCTGTGACATGTTTACACATGCCAGCATACCTGTAGACCATTCACTGATCTGGTTACCGTCCTGACCAGAAGTAATGCCCGGCATGTACTCAGTGAAGAAGATCGGACGACCCCACAGAGTAGCACCAACACCACCTTCCATCGGACTGAACATCTTGACGATACCGGCATTGTTTGGCGATTCGTGGCAAACAAGTGACAGGATTTCGTACAGGTCATGGTTAGCGAGCCAGATTGCATTGTCGTAACCCCAAACACGCTGAGTCATACGAACAATGTCACGACCACTAACAATCACACCGTCAGCCTGACCAGTCGTTCGGTCAACAGACAGAAGTGAAAGGTTAGCAGGATTGAGAACACCAAGAGGCGTTCCATTACCCTGACCATTGAGCAGTTCATCGATACGCTTGTCAACAGCAGCAAGACGCATTGAGGATTCAATCAGAGCAGGAATACTGATCGGACTGAAACGCATCAGCATCTGAGTTGCAGCAGCTTCACCGACAATTTCCGTAGCTTCCAGCTTGATCATCTCAAACTGGTCTTTGGTTTTGTCAGCAGTACGAGTTTCGCTGGTACGGTAGACTCGTGTACCACCTGTCACACTGGTTGCATGATTCTTATCGACTCGTGCAGGAATCGATACCGATGGAGTAGCCATCGGAATAGAAGTCATACGTGGTGTCAGGAAGTCAGACTCCGGTGTCAGAGACAGAATTCGATTGATCATCGAATCAGGAATCAGAACACCAGCACTGGACCAATTACCACGAGCGTATTCGTCGTCACCAACTGCGTTGACGATGACTGAGCGTAGTCGTGGATTGATTTTTTCTGGGTTACACTTTTCTTTGTATGCGTTAGCAACGTCATACAGGAATTCAGTGCCACCACCCTTTTCATCATCAGCGTATCCGAAGCGTGGATCATTCTCATGATTTGGCTTCACACTGATAGACTGAGTAGCAAGATTGTGAAACACATTAGCAACCGTGTTAAGGTTACTTGGAAGTGTTGCCTGTCTTGCTCGTTCAGAAATGCCTGCATCACTTTCAGTGATCAGCTTGTTAACGACTTCCATTTCGGTGACAGCAGTGTTGAAGAGTTCTCGTTCTTCAGCATTGAGTGTCTTACCTTCTTCGACTCGTGCAGAATAGCCGTTGAGAACTGGAGTTAGCGTGGTTCGCACGTCCTTCAGTTCGTTGAAAGACATTTTTGCAAAGTCTTCCTTAGTTCGTGGTTTCATTGTCTGTTCCTTATGTGAAATGAGAATTGATTTTCTTGTTTGCGTATTATGCTCTGCTTTTAGCAAACTGAACGACGCACAATATACCAGATTAACGTAATACGTCAATAGGTTATTTCAGATTATCTGCTCTTAGTCTCAGAGCACGAGAATAGAGGTCTGAGCAGTCAACAGGGAATGAGTTTCTGACTTCTTCAGGCATTGCATTACGTACAGCAGAGTTCACTGGACGAATAATCTCCTGAATAGAATTGCAGAACTTATTCTCAATTGCCTGATTAGCTGTCATGAAGGTTTCATTCTCCATCATGTTCTTAACAGTGTCCGAAGGCAGACCTGTTCGATCAGTGATGATTGCATTGATAGCGTCTCTGTGTGCTGTCCACTGATTCCTGATATTCTCAAAATCAGATTCTTTTCTGATTTCAGGATACATCATAGGATTGTGGACCATAACAAGACCACCAATGTTGATAGTACGCTCGTCACCTGCCAACAGAATCCACGAAGCACATGAATAAGCGTAACCATCAACAATACATTTCACTGTACCGTTGTGTTCTCTCAGACGTTGGTAGATGCTGAGAGCGTTACCAACTTCACCACCACGAGAGTTGATGCGGACAGTGATATCACCCTTCATGGTGTTGAGAGCATCAAGGAATTCATTAGCTGTGATACCCGGTTGTTCTTCGTAGTATCGCTGGCTGATGATGTAGTCGTAAAGTTCAATGGTGTTACCATCTACGTTTACAACTGTTGCCGTATTCTCTCGACTGCTGTAGTTGAGAACGTATGTCTTCATTTAAGTAGTTCCAGAAAGTGTGAATGTCCTTCAGCATTATCCGTCAGACAATACTGAGAAGAAAACCATGTGTTTAGTACATCGCTTACAGAGGTGAATGGGCTGACTTCGGTGATGAAACTTTCGTACTCACATACAGCATTGGTAATGGTGTCTCTGAACTTCTCATGGAAGAGAGCCATTGAAGTCTTCAGTTCTGCTGCGTCTGAGTATTTTTCTTTCTTCTGATTGAAGACTTTGAGTTCGTAGTCCTGCAATCCTTTTATGACAGCACGAAATGAGTTTTTTGCAACTCTTAGCCGTTTGTCAATGTTAGGATTATCCGGAGAATTGTCCTGACTATCTGATTCAGGCTCTGCATCTGAACTATCTCCCTGCTGATCTGGTGGAACGAAATGGTCATTAGCGAGTTTTGCTGATCTGATCTGTTCGCTCAGAAGATCGTTAGCCATCAGAGCCTTATCCCGCAGAGCAATTGAATGGTCTACGGTCATGAGGTTTACTGGGACGTAACGAAGAGTGTTGTTGTCGTCTGACGGATCAATACTCATACCGAGTAGATTAGCAATTGCTGTTCTATCCATCACACCAATCTCAAAGAAGTTTCTCAACGCTTGTGAGAATTCGTTGATGATAGTTCTGAAGAGATAGATTAGGTTGAATTCGAAGTTGTACTGGAGTTGGTTACCTAGTGGGATCAGTTCATTCCTGATCTGCTTACCGATGCTATTGAGCATTGGGTGTAGACCAGTCTGAATGAATAGGTGAATCAGTTGAGACAGATCAGAACTTGCTTCTTTACCGCCACCCATGTGAGAATGAAGAAGACCTACAGGAACGTTAAACCAGCGTGCAATGTCTTCAACAGAAAATGCTCTGGTCTGAATGAACTGAAGCTGCTCAAGAGGAATAGCTGTGTTAATAGGCTTCAAACCCTGTTCAAGTACACGGGTCTTGAATGCCTCAGCCATTGCCTGATTGGGATTCTCTTCGAAGATACCTTCGATACGCCTGAGAACATCTGGAGCAAGTCTTTGTTCTGTGCTGAGGAATGTCTGACTCTTATGACCTGTCTTGAAGAAGTGTACGCCATACTCTTCAGAGTTTTCGTACATGTTGAATGAACGTTGTGAGTTCTCAACAATACCGTAACCTCTGTGGTTAGCCTTATCCGGAATACCACTCTGGATATGAAACATGTACTCTCTTGGAAGAAGTAATGCTGAAGGATTACTATCTTCTTTAGTATTGCCTGTTTCAATCCTATAGATCAGTTCGCCTCTGGAAGCTTGTCTGTTGGTACTGAGTAATTCTGTACCTTCAGCATAGAAGATGTTTCCACGAGGAATTCTGGATGGATGAATGTAGTGAATTCTGAATGTTCGATTCTGCGAATCAAACTCTCTAAGAGCGTAGTAATTACCCCACATCAGCCTGTCGTTGACAATGTCAACAATCATCTGATCTGCAGAGTAATTAGGGTTAGCGTAATGCAGGAAGATTTTTACTGCTGGATGTTCGTCTGTACGTAGTTGACGGTCAGGCTTACCACTGTTTACGTCGATACGATAGACTGTGCGTGGTAGGCTGGAAATACTTCCTGTGTACAGATTCAAAGCACAGAAGACAGCAGACAATGAAAGACTGCTGTCTACGTTGTGTCTCTTTGATCGCCACATGAAGCTGTATAGGTCTCTGCCTGTTAAGGCTGAAGTAGCAACATTCAGAACATCCTTTAGGGTGAAAGGTGATTTCTTCCTGAATAGGTTAAACATCTTTTAATCCCGGAATGTCTGTAATGAGTTGCTGACCATGATACATGGAACCGCCAATAGCCATAAGCAGAGCTACGATACCGTCAATCTTGTCTGTTGACTTATCTTTGGCAGGTCTCATCTGATCGTTGTTGTTGGTGGTGATAGACACGTTACCTATCATCCATCGAAGAACAGGGTTAGTACCGTGGAAAAGTTCTTTATTCTCTGCAGCAGCTTCTAATCTTCTGCAAGGTCCGTTCATTCCGACATAACTCTGAGGATATTTCTTTGAGTTGAGACCAGCATTGTAAAGTGTCTCATAGATGAAGTTGCTTCCCCAAGCGTCGAAAGTTACTAGGTGTAAGCCTTTGAAATAGTTGCAAATGCCTGTGTGTGATCCATCACCTACAAGAGCCTTTGCAATATCCCTTTCTGAAATAGAAGCTAATGGAGTATTATTGATAAGACCTGACTTAAACCATCTATCGTAAGGAAGTCTCTCTTCAACTGATCGACGATAGATTGATTCAGCAGGAACCCAGAACCACGGCAGAACTATTCCCTGTGTCGGGAAGTACAAAACGAATGAAGCAATGTCTTTCACACTTGTATTGTCATAACCGCCATAACATTCGGCTTCAACAAGTTCTTCCAGTTTCTTAAAGTACCACGTGTAATACGCTTGATACTCAGAAAGATAGATATCTACTTGTGGAGTTGAGAACCATTCAGGAGATGCAGCAAAGTTATGCCACTTTCGGTGATTATACAACCTATTCTTAATTTCGTCAATAGGTAGTAGTTCTGTTTCGGTGTTGTTTCCATTAGCCCATACCCAACTAGGAATCCACACTGTTTCTGTTTTTGTGCGTACATTAAGATGCAGACGAAGAAATCTGTTAAGAAGAACAGGATTATTCTCACAGATTCTAATCTGTTTCTCAAAGTAGTCAGCGTAGATACTTACGCCGTAATTAGGATTGGCTTTTCTCCAGACTGATTCCTTTCGGAAATCATCATCTATTTGGGCTTCATAGATTACTGGCAAGAAATATGGTTCAGATGTTTGACCTTTAGCTACGGAAATGGCTCTGTCGTATAACTGATTACATGTTGAAGGTCTGTCGTAGTCTGCTGTTGTTGTGTAGATTGTGAGAGACTGTCTACGTGCAGCCGTACCAGTGATCATTACGTCAATCAGTTCGCTGCTCTTGTGTGCATGAACTTCGTCGATGTAAACGTAATTAGGTGACAGACCGTGTTTTGTTTCGGCAATAGCTGAGAGCACTTTGAACATGCTTCCATCTTTAGCATACTCAAAGCTTTTAGTGCTTCTGTTTACCTTGTTCTGTCTGAGACGATTAAGAAGGTTTGGATTGTTCTCAATGATGTAAGACGTGTGTCTGAAGTTTACAGAAGCTTGTTCAAGGTCTGCAGCACAGCAAAAGTTTTGACTACGTTGTTCCTTATCGACGTAAAACATGTACAGGGTTGGAACTGAACCAAACGCTGTAGTCTTACCATTCTTTCTAGGAACGTAAATGAATACTTCAGAGTATCGCCTGAAATTAGTCTTCTTAGACTTCCAACAGAAGATGTTGAAGTAAACTGCCCATTGCCAAGGTTCAGGAATGAACGGCAGACCTGTATTTTCACCTTCAGGAAAGACAACTTCATTGATAACGAACTGGATGAACTTATGCATTTCATCCAGATCGAAGTAATAATCTTCAGCATCTTGGAAGCAATCGTAGTAAGGGATTGACTTAAGAAGTTGAGGAATATTGAATTGTTTGTATTCGTAGCCTACAAGTACGTCAGCGTTACGGATAGGTACAGGCACTTCCTGTGTACACTTACCGTCACCACCTTTGAAGAAACGTTTGTAGGAGACTTTGCTAGCTGTAGGAGCTATCATGGATTTTCAACAAACTTAAATTGTGTTGTTTTGAATGTCTTTTGAGCGTCTTCTGATATCCAGATGAATTTCAATCGACCTTCGTAAGTAAACTCTGGAACGCCTTTAGAGGTTTCTGAAGAAGGAAGTATAATACTAACTACGCTTGATGCATAGGTACACACTCCTGTAATCCATTTTGATTCTGGATCGCCTGTTCTGTAGGCTATGAATTCAATGTCAGCGTCAACAAGAGCCAGAGAACCGATTGACGTAATCGGATCGCCTTCACTGTCAAGAATAGATACCTCAATATCTCCTGTGTCAGCATCATAGCTGTCACCGATGATTAATTCTGAAGGGAAACCTGTAATAGTTCCCGGAGCAAGAACAGCAGCAGCTATTAGAGAAGTGTTGCCTTGTGCTGTTCCGATAAGATCTGTTTTAGCTTTTACCTGTAGTAATGTGGTCTGTGAGGCATCACCGGCACCAGCAGTAGCAGAGTCACTAATCGCTTCCAGAGAATCAGTTGTGCCAGCGAATGTTGCAGTGCCGCCAGTGTTGATTTCGGTCTGAGCAGTTGTCATGCCTGCAGTACCTGCATCCTTCCGACTGATTCGGCGAACCCAGTCAGCCAGAGAGGTAATACCTGTGAACAGAGTAGAGGTGATACGTGTTACAAGATTACCTGTATCCGTTTTGACTGCAGCAATATCTGCAGCAACTGATGTAACAGGAGTACCGATTTTAGTGCTTACAGAAGCAATATCGTTAGATACCGTTACTGAAGGAATACCAATACGAGTCAGAATTGTATTAATCTGAGTAGCCGAATCATAGTCCACAATCTGTGGCATAATCACAGCAAACCGAGCTTCACCGCTGACTGTTCCTGAAGCTGCAAGTTTCAATGTTTCGTTTGTTGAAGACGAAGCAATAGTGATGGTGATTCCATATCGGCCCGTAGCAATAGTGCTTGTTGCAGTGATGAGAGCAGAACGGTCTGTACCTGAAGCATTAACAAGAGTTAATGATGGTGTTGAGTCCAAAGCAACCAGTTTGTCTTCATCGTCTTTCACAACCAGTTCAAACAGGTATACTCGATTTCCGCTGTCAGGGATTTCAAGTAATAGACTTCCGAAGATGTTTGCCTTTGCAGACAAGTTATTCAGAGCAGTGATACTGGACGCGATTGCCTGTAGTGCGGACGAATTGCTGTCAATCTCTGTTCTGATCTGCGTAACAGTAGGAGGAGTGAGACCGCTTTGATAGGCCCCAACACTTGCGTCAATTCGCCCGCTGATCAATGCAGCAGGAAGCTTCGCGAGGATCGCCGTCTGAGCATCAGAGACGTTTGTTGGGGTTGCTGGGGCAGTGTCGCTACCACGTTCAGCCAACACAACAACAGCGTGCCAGTGAAAAGGGGGTTGAGCCACTCCGCTGATAGTGACATTTTCAGCGAAACCATACACATCATGTTCCGCCTCTCCGGCAGGATCAAATGAGCATTGATACCAGCCAGTTGTTGCTGCAGGCTTTGTGACTGTGACAGACTCACCAGTCGGTACACCAGCCTTATACACGGTGATAGTAGGATTCGCATCACCATTAACAGCACCTGAGGCATTCGACAGACGAATATCCCACGTCCAAGTTGTATCTTTTTTGAATATAGCTGGACGCATTATGTTGCCCCAAATACTGAAGGAGGATGAAACACATTTTTGACCCCACCAGCGGAAAGTGTTACGAGTGTTCCGCTTGAATCTCTGACCCCAAGAGTCGCCACAGACAAGTCAATGAAAGCGACCTTGCCTGCATAAGGGAACACTCGATTGGTTCCCATCTCTGCACTTGCGATTGTTGTACTTCCAGTAACAGAACTGTTCACACCCGGACCCACATTGGAAATTGCCTTACCATTTACAGTCAGTGTGCCTGTTCCTGTGTTACTAGCTCCGTAGGCCGTCGCGTTGCTGCCACCAGTGGCGTTGCCGGTGACTGTGATAGTTCCAGAGGACGAATTGAGAGCACCTATAGCAATTGCTGCCGAGCCACCGACAACAGAGCCGACTATAGTAATTGTGCCCGATCCGGCATTTTGCAACCCTGACGTGCTGCTCGCGGTGCCGCCAGTGACAGTGCCAGTCACTGTGCCGCCGCCACTAGCCCAGTATGCCGCCATCCCAGCCGCATTACCTGTGACAGTCCCTGTGATGTTCAGCGTTCCTGTTGACGCATTTCTCGTTCCTGCGGAAGCAGACCCAGCTCCAGCCGAGGGGTTTCCTGTGACGTTCACAGTTCCAGTAGAGTTATTGAGTACGCCGAAAGCACTCGCTGCCGCTCCTCCGGTTGGATTACCAGTGATGTTAAGCGTCCCGCTGCTGGTGTTCGAGACACCGTAGCGACTGCCCGTTGTTGCTGATCCAATCGGATGCCCTATCAGCGTCGCAGAGTTACCGGTAGTTCCGGCGAAGGTAACGCAAGTCGTGCTACCCGCACGTGCTTCGCCGTTGCCATTATTCAATGTCAGTGTCACCCCATTTGACAAAGTGAAACCACCACCTGCAACGGCTGTAGTCCCCGCCAGAGTGTACGCATTTTTCCAATGCGTGTTTACATTCACGGTCACGGTGAACCCATTGGCATAGACATCATCATCTATGGCAGGGAGGGTTCCTCCATTCCATGTTGCTGTTGCGTTGGCATTTCCTGTTGCCACTGCCCATCGTTCAGCCATTATGCAACACCTCCAAAAATAGTGGGAGGAGCGAATACACTCTTTGGAGACCCTGCAGTGAGGTTTTGTGTCGTCAACGCTGCGTTTCGAACAATAGCACTAGCAGTAGACAGGTTGGTCATCTCTACTTTACCCTCAACTGGTGCGATACAGGAAGATCCTGTTTCCATAGACTCCACACGAGTGGTTCCGGTTGTAGAACCATTCACACCAGTAGCAGTGGCGGATATTGCTTTACCGTTGACTACAAGTGTGCCACTGCTTGTGTTGCTAGCTCCGTATGCTGTGGCGTTGGTTCCGCCTGTTGCATTACCGTTCACGGTAACTGTGCCTGCACCGGCATTATACACTCCCCATGCTCTGGTACTACTCCCCCCAGTGACGTTGCCGTTAATGACAACTGTGCCGCCTACTAGATTTGCAACTCCTGTGGATAAATCAGCACCTCCACCTGTCGCATTTCCATTCACTGTCAACAACAGAGCAGATCCCCAATTGACACCGTGAGTACTACTCACACCCCCACCAGTAGCATTACCATTTATAGTAGCAGTACCGTTTGTGGTGAACCGCACTCCGGTAGTGGTAGATCCACCCAACGGAGTACCAATTGTATCACCATTCAATAACAATGATCCGGTTCCTTGGCAGCGAAGCCCTTCTGATCCTGATCCAATACCACCATACGCGTTGCCGGTAACGACAATGTTTCCATTCGACCAGACAACCCCGATAGAGCCACCTGCTGATCCGCCTGTAGTATTTCCTATCAAATTGAATGTTCCTGTCTGGGAAACATTCACTCCATGGGCTGCAGTGTTCGTCGCTGAACCCACCACATTACCAACAAGTGTTGCTTGATTCGGAGAGGTTCCGGCATAAGTAATACATGTCGTCGTTCCAGTGATGACGTTATTACCAGATCCGGTCAATGTCAGTGTCACACCATTCGAAATATTGAAAGTACCTCCAGCAGATGCAACTGTTCCTGCAGTGGTTCTGACTGTCTTCCAAGAGGTTGACTCATTGACTGTGACGGTATATCCATTGGCATAAACATCTTGTGTTGATGTTGGAACGGTTCCAGTGTTCCATGTTGCTCCGGAATTGCTATTCCCGCTTGCAACTGCGTAGACTTCAGTTGGCGATGCAACAGTTTCCTGCAATGCCAAAACCAACATTGCCTGAACGTTGCTGATTGGTTGTCCGTCAGCGTCGTTGGTCCATTCAAATGTTGTTGAACCAATCGCTCCGGCTGCTGCTCTAACACCTGTTGCACAAACCATACAACCACCGTTACCAGCGGTAGAGTTGAATGTTTTGCGAACTGTTACAGAGGTTAAATTAGCATTAGCAACAGCACAAGCAGCATCGTCGTTCAAATCTTCAGCATGTGTACCGATCAGGACAATCAAACAATCAGCAACTGATGTGGTAAATCCTGTAGCTGTGCCTGTTTGACCTGCTGAAGATAGAACGCTACCAGCAGAATGAAGAACAGGTGTTGTACCATCGACACCAGAGAATGCTGTGATCCATGCAATCTGATGATCGCCAGAGTCAGCAACAGTTGGTGCTGTGTCTCCAGATTGAGCTATTCTGCCAAATACATGTAAACGTGTTGCAGATGTTCCACCGGCAGTGCCTGTAGATTGAGGAGAGTTAGGGACTTCCGTCCATCCTGCAGGAGCAGAAACAGACTGGTTTGCTGTTTCCACTTTTAACAGCATATAATGTCCTGCAGCCCATCCAACAGGAAGTGCTGGGGTAATTGCTCCTACACCGGAAGCTTCAACACCAGATGCGACAAATGCTGGAACAGGCATTGATCACTCTCCAACCTGAACAGCAGCTACAAGTTCAGCGTAAGTCGTAATGCTACCTAACCTGATATTTTCCAATGCAACATTTGTCTTTGCATCGAATGATTGACGTAAGGTAGTCAGATGACTACGTAGAATATCTTTTGCTTCTTCTTCTTCTGCTGCAACTTTTTGTGCAGAGTACTCTTCTACTGTCAAAGCAGCATAAGGACGTCCACCGTCCAAAGCATAGAAAGCTTCTCGCTGTTCTACGGTTACTACGCCCATCTGAATAAGCACATTCAGAAGTGTCCAAGTTTGAACAGCAATACTCGGATCTGTTGTATCGACTGCTTCAGATGTACGTTTTCCGATGTGGACAAACAATGCCCTGAGACCAGCAACTACAGGTTCTGGTGAAGCTGGATGCTTAATTACATCAATCAGTGATCCTTGCCATACATTATCGATTGGATCATGTTCAGCAAGATTCTGTTCATCGAAGAACTGAATAACTTCTGCAACTGGAATTTTATCAACTGTTAACGCCTGCAGAATAGGAACAATCTGTTCAGGAGTTCCGGTAAGCTGTAACTGTTGAGATTTCTGATATCCGTTTAGCATGGCAGACCTAACGTGGTAGAATGAATGAGCCACTACCGGGAGTATAGACATGGTCAGTGGTTTTGATTTTTTCTGGCTCAGGAGCCATGTAACCAAAAATGTGTCCGCATACAAACCCTACTGAGAAGGAAACAGCAGGGTGTCGTAGGGCTGTTCGTTGCATGAACCGACTAATTGAACTACCGATGCTTAAATTGAAGGTAACAACAACAAGATCGTATATACCGAGGAATATAATAGCCCCTGTTACGATTAGTGCTGTCAGACTCATGTCGTTGCTTTCACAACTGCAGAGAGGTTATTAATTGCTGCTGTATTGTTTTCAACAGCATGGGAAAGAGCCTTAGCTGCATCGTGACCATCTTTAGCAGTTTGATGCCTACCTGCGTTCTCTTTTTCTCTGTTTGTCTCGATCTTATCAAGGATACGTTCAAAATGTTCTCTTGTCTTTTCCTGTGCAGCGTCGTGCCGTTCAAGTAGTTGTGGAAACCACTTGGTTATCATCCATACGAACATTGCCAATACTACGCCTGTTGCTGTCATTTGTGCCCATGGTGCAAGATCTGTGATGTTGTGTACAGTTTCAGCTAACATGATGGTTCCTTGATGAAAGAAGTTGGCATTATACAGGGAAAGTCGATTATGTCAATAACCCGCTGTGGATTTATGTTCCCATAGATAGGCTAAGATTTGTGGAGCAATCCATTTGATGAAGAACCATACAAACCAACCTACAGCAATGGATGTTTGTAACTCCAAATCACTGTAGGTGTTGATTTTTCCTGATCGCATTAGTTCAACGAATACAGGATAAATTTTGTCACAGGCTTTTCTTTTTCGTTTAGCTTCTTTCAAAGACTTCTTAACGTGTTCTGAGCCTAAGAAAGGAGAACGTGTCAGACCTGATATGAAAGAGTCACTACATCCGAAACTGGTATGTAGTGACGTCTGAAGGATACTTTCGGCAACAGTCATTTTCATTTGAAGTTTACCGTTAGGTTTGGACAGGTTGTAAGTTCCGCCTCAATACGTTTCCCACTGTCTTTGATTGTTAGCTGTTTCAAAGATGTGGAATAACTGAAGATGCCTTTCTTCGCATGGATAGTAGGTGGTGGTGAGAATACGATTTTGTCTTTCTCAATAGAGACTGTTCGTTTACCGTTCCAGTCAATTGTAAGTACACCGTTAGTCCAGCGTTGTCCACTCATTAACGTGTTGATCATTCCCGGAACAGCATCGGGAGCATCAATATCAATTTCGAATAGTGAAGAGTATGTGTAGTCTTTACTGGATTGGCAGAGCAGATGATCTGTGAGAGTGGCAAGAAACACATGAGCAGATGGAGCGTATTGCACTTCTGCTGATTGTGTATTGATTGGAGCGGAGTAATCGAATTCAAATGGGATGCGAGTAACGATCTGACCTAGTTGTGCAGCTTCTGCAATTGAAATCTCTGTGAAGGCAATACCTTGAGACTTCAAATAGTTCTTTCTTGGAATGCAGTAGGCACAGTTGGGACCAGTGACAAGATAATGTACCTGAGGAGCACTACCTGTTACCTGATTCCATTTGACTTCAAACTTATCTTTCTTCTTCTCTTCCTTAACAGCTTCCTTGACTGCATACTGAGAAAGAACTTGTTTGTAGACTTCTCGTGCTTTTGTGAGGTGACTGTAATCGATATCCTCATAATCAGGAGGAACATATCCTTCAAACATGAGCGACAATAGTATCATCCAAGCAACCATTGTGAACTCCAATCGATTTCTCGTGGTTCAGGTGAAGAAAGATCTGATACGCCGATAGTGACAGTGAAATTGCTCATTGCCTGTTGTTCGATGAACTCACGACTCTGGTAAGAGAATCCTTTGTCACCGTAGGATTCGTAATGGCTGTTAGCCTCTACCAGATAGATTACCCCATCAATAGTAATCCAGTCAACGTATGAGCGAGCATGACCGCCTCCACCGTCAACAAAACGAGTACAAATACCTCTTGCATTAGGTCTCCAGTTTCCCCATGAACCGCCAACAATGACAGCACCTTGGTTAGCTTGCAGGAATCGAAGAATATCATCAAAGCCTTTAAGCTCAATTGAATAACCAATCTTCCAATCTGCTGCAATCTGAGCAGAGTTTGGAGGATACGACATGTTGTAGTCTTGTCGATATGGGATTTCAACAACACCATCGTTATCGAAGTCTTCAGGCAGGAAACCTACGTTCTTAGCAGCTTTGACAACACCGTGTATAGTGGCACCACTGTCACCACGAATATTGTTAACTTCCTGCCCACGACGATAGGACCACATTGGGTTGAACTGTCGCCATTTCAGAGTCTGAAGGTAGTATGTTACTTCTCCGGAGTTGGTCATACCGAAGCCAGAACAACTACTGATTCGTCCCTGATCGTCTCGCCTCATGAGTTCTTTGATTTTACGTGTTGGTGGTATATCACCACACACTACAAAATCTTTAGGATCGAAGTTGATACATTCAGCTTTTAGTAGTTCTCTTGGCTCAGCGTATTTATCGTAACCTGACCACCATTCATCAGGAATAAACGATCGTCCCTGTGGTGTAACGATGCGACTCATTTCAATTCCTTGCTTCTGAGTGATGTTGCGAAGTCTTTAACTTTGTTGTCTTTGACTGCTGTCTGTAGTCTGGTGTTTACATCGTTGAATGCTGCTTTCCTTGCAGCCTCTGTATGCTCAAGAATGAACTTGAGTTTTTCATCGTCGTTCTTGAATTCCTTCACTGCGAATTCATCAAGAGCATCTGATGTGAGGATTCTCTGAACTTCTGATGCTTTATCCCACAGGTCAGGAACAACCACAACAGGAGGTACATCAGGATCAGGAATAGGTTCAGGAGTGTTATCAGGAGCAAAGATCAGAATCAGCAGAACAATCGTAATGACGTGTTTCATTTAGGGGCTACCTCTGTCTTAGGGAGTTTACGGGTTACTTCTTCTTTGAGAATCTGAGCTTCTGTCAGTTCTTTCATGGCGTATGAAAGTCTGAGAGTGTCTGTGGCATCAGGAGCAGATTCCATGATAAGCTGGATGTATTCTGCTGTGCCTTTAGGAGCAGGAGAGTCACTGCTGTGGGATGCTGGTGGAACAGTGAATCCGTCTTTGTATTCATCGAACATCTTATCAAGAATCTCCGAACCTGTTCCGCTTGAAGCCTTACTGAAGAAAGAAATAAGCTTCGGTTTGAGGTATGGGAAGGTGTACATCCCAATAATAATCAGGCCAAGCAGGTATTTAACATCGATTCCGGCAATTTCAATTTGGGGCAGCATTCTTCTTTCCTTTTACAGGTCTGAGTTCCAATAGGTGGTTTCTTAATCGTTGTTCCCGCAATTGACGCATAGCAATTCGAATTTCGCGGGGTGTTGGAATGGTTCGTTTTTTATTGTTTTGGTACGCCTCATAGAGTTCATCTTCCTCTTTTGCTGTCAGGTATAAGCTTTCGTGGTAATCGGCTAGGGGCCAATAAAGCATAAAAGGCTTTCAGAGTTTGATTGACTGGGATGTTCGGAACCGATTAGCAATATTCAGAACAAAAATAGCAGAAGCAATCGCTCCTGCCACTTTTGGGTTAGACGCAATCCACTGATCATTCATCGCCGTGGTGAGGAGCGTGATAACCAGTGGAATTGCGTTGAACCAGATAGTACTGCTTTCTGCTGGGGTCTTTGACATTGTAGATCCTTGAGTTTTACTGAGGAATTAACCTTTGATGTCAAACGTAACATCGATGTTTGAGATTGTTGGAATTACGGCTGTTGCTGTTGCAGCATCGTTACAGGCAATGGCTACACGCAAATCAAGAACGTCTCCAGCAGCTAGACCAGATGAAGTGATAGTGAAAGTCTTCTCTGAGAATGTGAGACTGTTCATGGTGAGAGCAGCAACACTACATAGATCAGAACCTACAACACCGAGTTTATCGGCTTTGTAACATTCCAGATCGAGTGTGCAGGTTGTATCTGAGATTGTTGTGGTCATACCACAAGTAATAAGAACCTGTACTGTCTGTCCTGCGTCAAAACATTCAGGAACAACTGCTGTGAATCGTGCATAACGTGTTGTTGCTCCTGCAGCTTTCAGGTCACCTGCCTGAATTGTTGGTGCTGCTGTTCCGAATGTTCCACCGATCAAAGCTAAATCATCTGTAGCTGCTGTACCGGGAAGATTCGTATGGAGAGCGTCCCATACTCGCAAAGTGGTCAAGTTAACAGGAAATCGAATATTTGCGTCCTGTTGCAGAACGGTGGCTCTTGTCTGAGCAGAGAGAGCGTCATTTGAGGCATTAATTTTGCCGTTGAATGTGGCTTTGCCTGTTACTGTGAGTTCGTCAGTACTTTGTGGCATGTCATGTGCCTGTTCTATGAGTTTTATTCAGAGAAAGACATATACATATAAATTTCAGAAGAAATATATACATATAATCATAATACATAACTTCATGCTGCAACCCCCCTACCCCCTTAAATAGATATAAGAGTGTAGAGAGATGATTTGTAACATGAATGACTTCATGCTGCCGGTTATCTGCAAGCTTATGTCCCCTTGCAGTCCATCCGGTCTAGACTCCCCCCAGGACGCACAAAAGCATAACAAGGTTTTTTACGAAGTCAATACTGATTTTGGTATTTATGTAAAAATTTCTTAGGTTACACTTTACGCGGCCTATACACCTTACTAGGGGGCTTCAATGCGTAAGCGTATTCCGATTGAAATTTATGCAAAGATACTTCGAGAGAGAATGACACCATGCGAGCTAAAGCTGTGGAATCGGTTGAAGTATATGCAGGAATTCAAGTTTGAGCCGCAGATACCCGTTCATGGGTTTATACCTGACTTCTTCTGTGAAGAGTTACAATTGGCGATAGAAGTTGATGGTCAGATCCATAAAACATGGATCAAGAAGAAGAAAGACCAGCGGAAGGATACGATATTGGCAAGAAAAGGTGTAAAGGTGATCAGGTTTACCAATACTCAGGTCGCCAATAGTCTCGGTAGGGTGGTGAAGGCTATCAGAATCATCGCTACGATGCACAGGAACGCTCAGGAATGCATCAAAAGGAAAAGATGATGTAGGGTAGCCTAAACTGTCTCAGAGCGTTATACGAGGTCAAAATGCAAAAATCCTCAACCACAATGAAGTAGTTGAGGATTTTGTTTTATCTCTTCGCCCGGTTATCGCACTTCGACAGCCAATCTGTCTTTATTCATCAGCAAATTACCTTTCAGGGTAACACTACATCCCGACACTTTCAGGCATCTCCCATCAAAACAACCGACACCAAAGTCACGTGTGAATGTGTGGTGAGGGATGAATCTTCCACGTGTAAGCCTCTTCAGCAATCTACCTAGCCATGTTGGTTTGAGGTAAACGTATTTACTATCTTGAGTGACGCGACAAAACATATTATTTATTCTCCAGTATCGCATCTAAGTCGTGAAGCAATTCTTCACCTGCATCTGTCAGCCATCCCGGAACTGAGCCACCATGTTCGGTTAGGTTCTTCAAGTGGAGAAAGTAATACACGAAGTATAACTCACGTTCTCCACAAATCTTTTTACCTTCCTGTTCCCACTGTTTCCATGCGTCACCGAAACTAAGTTCAGATTCGTATACCTTTTCTCTTACGTTTTTAATGTGTCTGAGAACATCTCTGACCAGTGATAGTGCATGGTTAGGTTCACCGCAACAACAGAAACCAAACATATAGCCTTGAATGAATTCTTGAGGGTTGTCCCAATGACACCCTGTAGGATCGATATAGGTTCTGTCGTCATGACTATAGTATTTGTTGATGTGTAGTTTCATCGTTTACTTCCTTTACTCCATCAGAGAACATTCTGTAAATTGCGTAGGGAACACCTACAGGCCAAATAACACTGAGAAACAAATAGTCTATGTGATCTTTGACAGGCATTCGTACATGCAGAGCAAAGACTATGTAGGGGAGTGTGAGCAACAGGAAACCACCTAACCAAACAGCAGCTATGAATGTCATTTTCTTTTGCTCCGTTGAGGTATTACTGAAGAAGAAACAGTGGGCACGAGTTCGAAATAGTGCCACACTTCACCATGTTCATCCTGAGAAGAAGCTACAAAGATGTATTCAATACCATTAATTTCCTCAAAGTATTGCGACGTCTTACCGTAAACGAATTTACGAATCTCTGTCTCAGCATGTGGGTTACCTGTGAAGTAAATGTGATCGAAGCCATCGTGATACTTAATGGAGAGTATCTGAGCATTCTTTGGCATCTTCACATGAAGAGGCATCGGTAACGATCCGTCCAGCACTGATGTTAGAATTACAAGCTGCATCCTTAATACCTTTTCTCAGATGAAAGATTTCTTTCCTATCAACTCTGTAATCAACTGGGGCATCGATTCCAATTCGAACCCTATGACTCGATTCAACATCCAATGTTAGTACGCGAATGATTGTACCATCAGGACACTGAATGTAAATTTCTTCGTCTGGTTTACGTGTCAGAATCAGCATAACGTTACCTTCCGTGCTTGTGGGTTGTCCTCAGTGTAACCTAAGAAAAACATGGCTCTGTTCCATGTGTCGGCTACCACTTGTCGTGGCATCTTCTCCGCAAAATCATCAACTTGATTCTTCACACCTACTAACTCAGTATCCCATGTTAGTTCTTTCATTGCCATGAGAAAACAGCGATAGAACTGGATTCTGTGAGACAAACAGAATACTCGGATAGACCAGCCTATCACTGTGTGCTTGAAATCCTCATGTGACTTGAATGGTAGGTCTTTCCATCGGACTAAATCATCTGCTGAGAGAATAGGCACTGTCTCGGGCCAATCTTCGTCTATCATTTGAAGTAGTTCAGCTTCTTTCTTTCTTCAGCAACAGCCTGTATCTGTGCTGTAGCTGCAGGATTGACTACGTAAACAATGTCTTTAGGGGTCATCCCCAGACTGACAAGCTTCTGAAGTATAGAAGACTTGAGTAGATGTACCTGAGTAAACTTTGGGTTAGTGTGGTGTTTCACATTACCGTATTTGTCTACTGTTTGGTATGTCGTACCTTCATCTTCTAGTTCAGGAAGAAGTGTCTGATACATTGCAATATCGTTGATGAGCATTTCCAGCAAATGAACATAACTAACATTGAGGACACCTCTGTTTGCCAAGTCTGCACAAATGAAATTCCATAGGGAAAGCTTACCTTCGTTCTCAGCAATCATGTGAGGGATAGGGATATCATCGACGTTGATAACCTTCACTTCAGTAACTGGTGAGACCTTAGGCTTTCTGCCGAATATGGCATTCTCTGCATCTGTTCTTGTCTTTCTATTACCCATTGCGTTGAACCATTACTGAAAGGAAAAACAGAGCCTACTGCCGGTTACAATAGGCTCTGTTGGAACTTCACACTTGATTATCAGACGTTTGTGTGAGGTGCTCTAGGGCATCGGCGTTCAAGGTCTTCAATCTTCTTCTCAGCAATTTCCAGACGCCTAAGAGCATCTGTAACGCGAATGTGTAATGTGGCGAGTGGTGACGTGTGTCCGCCTACAATACTGCTGAATGGGATCTCTGCATTCTTGCAGGCTGTTTTGATGTTAGCTGCTGAAGGAACAAAATCACACCTTTCAGCCATAATGGCAATGCAATCATCGATGTTGTTGAACTTTGTACCTCTTGCATGAACATCCATTACCGTAGTCATCAACTGGTGGACTTGTTTGAAGCTAAGTGATTTAGGAGGGGCTGACTTCACTGTAATTCTCCGTAGGTAGTAGGGAAAAACCTTTGCTTGTGATGCGTTCAATAATCAATTGTCGGTCGGCTAGTGTGGGCTTGTAGTCGTAGTTGACTTTGAACATGTCTGCACCACGTTTAACCCACATTCCACAATCATCTGGATGACGAAAGGGAAAACTGTTCATCTTTGATGTGACATTGAAACCTCTCTTTCTACATTCGGCTAGTAGGGCAGTGTAACGACGTTTGAGGTAGTAGAGTCGCTGATAGAAGAATCTGACATGACCTTCATTCAATGTGAACTCTTTAGGTATCTTGTCAAACTTTGCTCTGCCTGACAATACAAAGTTTGGTATGCGAGTAATTTCGCGATGTTCTGCAAGCAGAAGTTGACTAGGGAGTTCTGAAGGATGAACACCCACATTTATCCGTGTCATGCGTTGGTCTCCGTTGGTGACATGTGTGACGACGTTGAGAAGAATATATGTTGGTTTTGTATGTGTCAAGCTGTCAATAGGGAATTTTGAGAAATAATTACTACAAAAAATGCAGCTTTGGCACAGAGAGGTACGCCTAAACTCGCGACAGGTAGGGACACCCCTACTCCCTTGTATGTTGGGCAACCTGTGCCGGTTGTAACGTAGTGGGTAGATTTTGAGGGCTGGATATGAGAGGGAGGAATAGCGGGGATGTATGGATGGTATGGATTGTGAGAGGGTAGGGTGGTTCACCCCTGTTTTTTTGAATTGAAACGAGTCATCTCCAGAATTGACTACTGAAGGGAATGAATGAGTAATGCCTGACAGGACTACTGTCAGTGAGTACTACTGGGGATGATGTGTGTGAGTCTGAAGGGTACGGCCTACCGCACTATGGTAGGTTACTGTTATGATCACATTGTAGGGTAGGAAATACCCGTAGTGATTCAATATGCAAACACTGTGCCAATGAATGCTCTGAACACTACTGAACATTTGATTTTAGGCTAAATCGTTCAGAATCGATTCCGATGCCTTGGTATGATGTGATTGTCATCCGAGCAGCTTCGAGCGTTTACGCTCATTTTATGCGATTGTAGACCATGGTAGGGTATACCCGCACTACTGATAGTAGGTGGTCTATGGTAGGGAATTCCCTATTTTTCTAGAATGTGTTCGGAATTGTTTGCAAGTAAAGAGGACAGTCTGCGATAGTGTGAATGGCTTCCGAATGGTTCGGGAGTCTTCGGTTGAACGTAGGAAACGAACGGGAGTGTATGACCATGGTGAAGACTGAATTGACTGATGCTGTTGTGAGTCTGAATTCTGAATATCGTAGTAAGTCTGACGATGTACTTACCGTCAATCGCAATCTGGACATGGTGGAACAGATCGTCACTGCCGATGCGTTCCTGTCAGACTCAGGGAAGGGCATCAAGGAATACGAGGGAAGAGTTGAGTCTGTTCGACGATCAGTGCGGGGTGTTACACTGCTGCTCAATACTGGAAAACAGGTTTGTTGGAAACTGTCTAATGTTGCTGCTGACATGTTGTGTGATAGTCTGACCGGGGTAGGAATGGTTGTTGTTCGTTAGTTCGTCTCATTAGCTATCCGGGGAGTTCCCGGATAGCTTTCTTTGTTGTTAGTTGATTGTTTAGAAGGGTGAATACAATGCTTAGTTTTTCTGCTGGTGTCAATCGTATTCCTGAAATGCGAATCGGTGATTCAATGGCCGTTACTTTCCGGAATAATTATGAGGGGTATATCGCTAGAGTATGTAATGTACAGCACAGGAGAGGACATGACTTCCCGTATGAATTGAGGTCTGAGAGGGTATTGGGTCTGGAGGGATTCAGGCTAATCGATTGTGTCGGATTGACACCGTCATGCTATGACGAAAATGGCAATCTGAAACATGACTGGAGTGATTTCTTTCATATCACTGGAATTGCTGGATCAGTTATGCCGATTCCGGTGAACGCTGTCGTGATTGATTATGCTAAGTATAAACCGCGAGAGGTTACATCCTTGCCGGATAATGTTCAGGCATTGCTGAACGGTAACACTGATGATGAACTGATGAAACTCGTTAACGTCGGCGTTGAATTGGAATTCAGCAAAGCCGACGGATTGTTGCATTCTGACGAAGACGAACAGGAACATTCAACGGAGGACACACTCCGGAAAATGTTCCATTATTTTGATAGTGATTTGCCTGTGATTAAGGTGGTCAGTTATTGGTTGAACAACGCTATATATCGCGAGTTCAGCCATTCTATCGATGGGTACGATCCTACCGTATCCAGTCTGAACGATCCATGTAGTAACGATGTTCAGCATTTTATTCGAAAAGCTTATTACTGGCTCTTATCTGAAGACAGTGTCACATTGATGAACCTGACTACCCGCGTTGCAGACATGTCGCCTAGTCAATGGAACAATGCTCTCACATTGCTGGAAGAAGTATTCAGCCGATATACTAACTTTGCTGATGCCGAAGAGTGTATTAACACTCTGTCCGAAGACTATGGATTGTGGCCAAAGCATGACAACGAATGGAAAGAAATCGACGGTTGGTGTAATCATCCCGACGGTACATCTGGCATTGAGCAGGAGTACACAACAAAAGGCGGACAGACTATCCGGGAGATGCATGAACGGTTAAATGTGCTGTTCAATGAATTGGATAGTGCTGATTGGGATTGTCCTGTTAATGGTTCATGCCATGTACACGTTCAATTGCCTTACTGTCGTCATAAAATCCAGGCTAAATCATTACTCGGGCAGTGCATCATTTATGAATTGTCCGAGTGTTTGGCCGATGAAAAGCTAATATCCTCAGGATTAAGGCAACGTCTGGTTGAACGTTGGGAGGATGATAGTGCCACCCAATATTTCCATAATGTTCTCGGTTTTGACGATCATAAATATAGTGTGATTCATTCGCATTCGCAAGGTACACTAGAGTTTAGACTCTTCGGACATGTGGGGAGTAAGGGACATGTTAAGGCATGTGTTAATGTTGCAGCATTAGCAACAATACGGGGATTCCGTCGATTCCATGAGGGACGAACAGAATTTCTCGGATTACCAGAATATGATCGATACCATAATTTTGGGGATTATTTCTGGAATGCTGCTATTACCGGGGAATTCATGGCTGATCGATGCGAGGAATTGAATCCGCCAACGATTGCCGATGTTATGGGGATTGAAAACTATCGTTATGTGCCAGAGTCTGAACTGATTTCAGCCTAGTTAGTTTATCGTTCATTCCGTTCATTAGTTTACTGACAATTGAGAGGAAATTCACTATGTGTACATTGTACGTTTTCTGGAATGACAAGAAGAAAACCTTCGTTGACCAGATTGCGAAAGACTGGCAGCATAACTCTGATGGTGGTTCGGCCATTATGCTTGACAATCAGAACAATGTGGTAATGCGTGTTCAAACTACTGATCTTAAGATATTACTGAACTGTATCCGGACAAGTAAGTTTGCACGCTACTGCGTTCATCTGCGAGCCGCAACGACAGACGCCCAAGGTGTAACGGGGTGTCATTTCTTTGACTCGCCAAAGGGTAAATATATCTATGCTCACAATGGTGTCATACATTCAGGGTATAAACACCGTGTTGATAGTATGATTGTCGGGGAATGGTTAGAGTCTGCAGACGATCGTAATAAACTTCCGCCGGAATTGGAGCATGAAGGGTTCGCTAATCTGATCGTCTATTCAATGCTGACCGGGGAAATCATTATCCATCATGCAGGAGGTAGTCTTCACAGTGATGGACTAGGAAATTGGTCAACAAAGTATGTTGATGCATCTTTCAAGAGTCTACGACGGGAAGGTTGGTACGACGACTACGGGAACGTGATTCAATTACATCCGGAAGTGATTACACCCCGATATAGCAAATTCTACCGGGGAGACTACGATCTGAACTATAACACTCGCTGCGATTGTTGCGGGGAACATAAAGGGAGTACAATGTATTATGCGGATGCGAAATCAGAACTCTGTTACGCTTGTAGACGATCGTTCTATGCTGTTGACGATAAGAAAACAGTATCGGTCAAACTCATTACCGATAAGAGAACTGAAAAGAATGAGGATAGCAAATTGCTATTGCCAGAAGACTGAGAACGGACACATTGA